CATGGTGATTACTTACACGCGATGGCTATTGCAGTGACAACAGTTCCTGACAGATGTTTAAGTTTTCAAATGATATTCACTGGTTGTGAGTCAGACTTTGATGAAAGTCAAAACATCAACGGTGGCGCTATGTGGGCAAGGATGCCTATTACGGCCCTCGTTGCGGACACCCCCTTAGAAGAATGGCCAGAGCCAATGCCTGTTCACTTAGTACAGCCTTGGGACTGTAGCTCACACTATCATTCAGTTATTAAGTTTGACCGAACCAGCTCTAGTCCTTGGAAATGTAAGATAGATGGCGAGTTCTATACAGGAAAATATTTGTTTACAGTTGATTATACAGAATCTGATATTGCTGACGATCCTGCTCAACATAAACAAAGTCATGTTATTGAATTAACAGATGCTGGTAAATGGACTGGAAATATAGTAGCATTACCTAATAATAGGGTCAGAGCTACAAGCCCTGCGTTATGGGAAACAGGAGAAGGTGCGCCTGATTTTAAACCAAGTCAGTGGATTCATAACGCAGAATGTGATAATAGTTATATGGACCCAAAGGTGACGTTTAATAATTTATACAAGGATTAGATATGGCAACTTCCTCATCAACTGATTTTGAATTAGACGTAGCAGAATACATTGAGGAAGCTTTTGAAAGATGCGGCCTTGAAGTAAGAACAGGTTATGATCTAACAAGTGCCAGAAGATCTCTAAATATTATGTTAGCTGAGTGGGCTAATCGTGGTTTAAATCAATGGACGATTGAGCAAAGAACACAAACCGTTACTGCGGCGGACACTGAATATTCTTTGGGCACAGATGTGATTGATATTCTTTCGGCTGTTGTTCGTAGAGACGGTACGGACTTTGCTATCAGTAGAATAAGTCGTGATAGCTATCTTGCCATACCTAACAAAACAAGCACAGGAAGAACAACACAGTTCTTTTTAGATAGGCAGATTACACCAAATTTAAAGATATGGCCTGCGCCTGAAAACAGCACAGATGTAATACGTTATGACGCACTGACAAGAATACAGGATGCGGACGCAGCTGTTAATACTTTAGAAATACCCTTTAGATTTTATCCGTGTTTGACAGCAGGATTAGCTTATTATTTATCTTTGAAAAAAAATCCACAGCTTACACAAATGTTAAAAGCTGTATATGAAGAAGAATTTGAGAGGGCCATGGGGGAAGACAGAGATAGATCTAGTTTCACTGTTACACCTCAATATGCTTACTTTAGGAGTAATTGATGGGTAGATTTGCTACAGGTAAATTTGCAAAAGGTGTATCAGATAGATCTGGTATGGTCTATAATCTTCGTCAAATGAAACTTGAATGGAACGGATCATTGGTCGGTCCAGATGAGTTTGAAAGGAAACACCCTCAGTTAGGTCCTTTTAATGTGCCTGTTGATGGTCAGGCTGTAAAAAATGCAAGGCCTGCTAGAACAGAAAATCCTATAGAAAGACTGTTGGTTCCAGATGCTTTTCTGTCTGGATCTTCTGGATCAGCTGTAATTACGGTGACAGAAGCTAGTCATGGCAGAAGCACAAGCGATACTGTTAGGTTTAAAAAAGCAAAAGGTTTTGACGGGTTTACTTCAGATGTTTTAAATAAAAATGATGGATACTCAATAACAGTTGTAACTACAGATACTTACACTTTTTCTGCATCTAGTGGTACAGCTACAACAGGAGGCTTGTTTGGCGGCGGTAATGATGCCACGGCTGGACCAGTTACGGTGACACCATGAGCTTTACTTTTGCTACATTAAAAACTGCTTTGCAAGATTACACAGATAACAATGAAACTATTTTTGTAAATAACCTTAGTAATTTTATCAAAGCAGCAGAGGAAAAAATATTTAAAAGCGTAGACTTAGACCTTTTTAGAAAAAATGTGACGAGTGCTTTTACATCGTCTGATGCTTTTTTATCCGTCCCTGCTGATTATCTTGCTTCCTTTTCTTTGCAAATAACTACATCTGGGTCTGAAAGTTTTCTCTTACAAAAAGATGTAAATTATTTAAGGGAGTATACACCTGCTGCTTCGACAACAGGACTTCCAAAATATTATGCAAGATTTGATACAGATAATTTTATTGTAGCTCCTACGCCAAATAGTAACTACACATTAGAATTGCATTATTATTATCGTCCGGCTAGTTTGACTGCCGGGGCTGACAGTGGTACTACTTGGATTAGTACAAACGCGCCTTTTGCTTTACTTTACGGATCTCTTGTAGAGGCTTATACTTTTATGAAAGGTGAGCCTGACGTAATACAAAACTATAATAATCTGTATTTGCAATACATGGAAAGATTGAAAGATTTAGGAGAAGCAAGAGAAAACACAGATGGATATAGAGTTGGTCTACCATCAAGGCCAAGAACATAGGAGTAGAAAATGGCAACAGCAAATGCAGCAACCAATTACTTAGAAAGAAGATTGTTACATTTTATATTTAAAAATAACTCTCTTAGTTTTTCTAGTCCGGGTGACAGTATTTATGTAGGTCTTGCAACCGCAGTAAGTGCCGCCGAAACTGGATCTTTAACAGAGGCAACCTTTACTAACTATGCAAGACAACAAGTTACCGCAGCGAACTGGACTACAATAGGTGCAGATTCAACAGACACACAAACAGCAGTAAATGCAGCTAATATTGAGTTCCCAGCTTCTGGTGGCACGAACAATACTATTACACATGTATTTCTTGCAGACGCATCTACTAGCGGTAATATATTATTTGTTGGCGCATTAGATGCAAGTAAGGCAATAGCAAGTGGTGATATATTTAGAATTAATGCAGGCAACTTAACAATAGAGCTTAAATAATGGCATTGGTATTAAACGACAGAGTAAAAGAAACCACAACCACAACAGGCACTGGCACACTTACATTAGCTGGTGCAGTTACAGGTTTTGAAACTTTTGCTGCTGGTGTTGGAAACAGTAATACTACATACTATGCAGTTACATTACCGGGTACGTCAGAATTTGAAGTTGGTCTAGGTACACTTAGTAGTGACTCTAGCACCATAGCTAGATCTACAATTATTAGTAGCTCGAATAGCGACAATGCAGTTGATTTTAGTTCTGGCACAAAAACAATCTTTTGTACAATACCTGCATCTAAGTCAGTATTTTTAGATGCTAGTGGTAACGCATCAGTTGGTGCAGATTTATCTGTAGGTGACGACCTTACAGTTGAAGGTGGGTTGATTGACCTTAGATCTAATAGTGGATCAGCATCACAAATTAAATTTTACTGTGAAGTTAGTAATGCTCATGCACAAACACTAACTGCACAAGCTCATTCTGTAGGTGCTAATAATACATTAACATTACCAGCAGGTAGTAGCTCAACACTAGTTTCAGAATCAGCTACACAAACATTAACAAACAAAACTATTGATGCTTCTCAGTTATCTGGAACTGTAGCAAACGCAAGATTAGATGCAGAACTACAAGCATTAGCTGGACTAACATCAGCAGCAGATAAAGGTATACAATTTACTGGATCAGGAACTGCATCAACATATGATTTAACAACAGCAGGTAAAGCATTGCTTGATGATGCAGATGCAGCCGCTCAAAGGACAACATTAGGATTAGGCACAGCCGCAGTTGCAGCTACTGGCATATCAAATACAAATGTACCAGTGTTTACATCAGGTGTAGCCGACAATGACTTCTTGCGTGTAGACGGTACCTCAATAGAAGGTAGAAGTGCATCTGAAGTATTAAGTGATATCGGTGGTCAAGCCTCATTAACTTTTGGTATATCAAATACAAACGCAGTAAAGATAGATAGTTCTAGTGTGGCAGATGATGAGTTTGCAAGATTTACTGCAAACGGTTTAGAGAGCAGAAGTGCATCAGAGGTACTGTCTGACATAGGTGCAACAACTGCTTCGGCAGCAGCAGATGAGGCTACAGCTTTAGCAATAGCGTTAGGATAATGACATGGCAAATACATTCAAAGTAATTACAAGAGATGTTGCTCCAGCCACTGCTGGATCGCCAGAAACTCTTTATACAGTTCAGTCTGGAAGTACAATAATTGTATTAGGATTAACACTGGCTAATGTGCATACAGCACAAGTTACTGGAACAGTTCAGCTTGTAAGCACAACAACACAAACATCTCAAACACAAAATACCACAGCCCATATAGTTAAGGACATACCAGTGCCAGTTGGGTCATCAGTTGAGATCATGTCGGGAAATAAGATAGTTTTAAATGTAGGAGATATAGTAAAGATAGATTGTTCTGTTGCAGATAAACTATCAGTGACCATGAGTTATATGGAGATCACATAATGCCATATTTAGGTAATACAGCAGGTAATAGATTTGTAGCAAGTAAAGCAGCTACACAGTTTTCTGGTGATGGTTCTACAACTGCATTTACACTAGACCATGCAGTAGGGTCTGATGAGGACATACTTGTATCCGTAGATGGTGTTATACAAGAACCATCTGTAGCGTACGCAGTTAGCAACGGAACTACACTTACATTCACTGGAGCACCATCAAACAACTCAGGCAATAATATCTTTGTGTATTATTTGTTTAGAACAGTAGGTACAGTAGACCATCCATCTACAAGTGCTTTAAGTGCGACAAGTGGTACATTTAGCACGGACTTAACAGTAGATACAAATACATTAAAAGTTGATAGCACAAACAATCGTGTGGGCATAGGGACTGCAAGTCCTCATGCAGATTTACACATTCAAAATGAAACTGGAACTAACACAGGTTCAACAGAGTTAAATTTATGGGTTAACGATGACAGAGGAAGAAGTAAATTTAATTTAAAATCTACTGATGACGGTACTAGCGTTGGCACATTTAAATTAACTACAGAAAGCACGGTTCCAAGTAATACAGATTTATTAATCATGAATAATCAAGGTATTATGACTATACCAAATCAACCTGCTTTTTTAGCAACTAAATCTTCTGCTCAATCAAATATTGCCATAAATAGTTTAGTGCAAATTACTTTTGATGGCGAAAGATTTGACCAAAATGGAGATTTTAGTTCTAGTACCTTTACTGCACCAGTAACAGGAAAATATCAATTTAATGTGGTTACAACACTTGCTGAATTAGACCAAGATAGTGCTTATGTTGAATTTAAATTAGAAACATCTAATCTAACTTATACAAATCCGATTGTAGACCCTGACGGATTTGACCAAGATTTACCTTACTTTACCATTAGTACATCTTATTTAGTTGATATGGATGCTAATGATACTGCTAAAGCAACTTTGTATATACCGAATGGCTCTGCTCAAACAGATGTGAGAGCAAATCAAAGTTTTTTTTCAGGCTTTTTAGTCTGTTAGCCAAGAGTGAAACAACTCAATCATAAAGGAGATAAAAATGGCAAATCACGAAAAGAAAATAACATTAACAGATATACAACAGAAGATTCTGTCTAATGATTTATATAATGATGTATCAGACAATGCAGGTATAGATGCTTGGTTGGATGGTGCAATCAATGGCAAGATAAACAACTGTTGGAAGCGTATGCAGACAGAGTGGACTACAAAGTTAATGAACGACAGTAACTTCACAGACCCCATACCAAGCAACCAAGCAGACTTTGTTGCACTTGTAACAGCAAGAAGTGACTATAAGACACGCAAACAAAGAGATGATGCAAGTAGCATAAGCTAGGAGTAACGAATGGCATTAACAAAAGTAATAGGTGACGGAGTAGGAACATTAGCTTCTGCTACAATTACATCAGCAACGATTAGCAATCAATTAACAACTTCTAATTTGCCAACAGGAAGTGTGTTGCAAGTCGTAACAAATCATTATACCGCTATTCAAAGCACTTCAAGCACTAGTTTAGTTGCAAGTTCTGTTCTTGGAAATATCACACCTACACTTGCGACTAGTAAAATTTTAGTAGATATGAGAATTCAGGGGGTATTAACTACTGCTGCTACTTCAAATATAGAACTGGCTCTTTATAATGGAACAGAGGGCGGAACGTATTCGGAATTAATAACATGGAATCAAGCATCTGGCTATACAAATGCTTCAGATGAAAGAATATATGGTGGAACGTCAACCTTTCAGTATCTTCATGATGTAAACAATACTAATAATAATAGATACACTGTTTATTTTGCGGTTTCAGGAAGTGGCACAGTTTATTATAATAATTATAGAGCCGATCAAAATAAGACTTGTTCTTCAATTACACTTATGGAAATTGCAGCATGAGTATAGAGTACGATATATTACATTCTATTTTAGCTATAAATCCAAAAGCAGAAGTTGTTGTAAAAGAAAACAATGTAAAGAAAATTGATTGGCTAAAAACCACACCTATATCTGAATCAGATATACTTGCAAAACAAAAAGAATTACAAACTGTATATGAAAATAATAAATATCAAAGAGATAGAGCAATGGCTTATCCATCTATAGTAGACCAGCTAGATGATTTATATCACAATGGTATAGATGGTTGGAAAACAACAATTAAAGCAGTAAAAGATAAGTATCCGAAAGGTTAAAATATGCCATACATAGGAGTCAGCCCACAATTTGGAGTTAGAAAAAAGCACACTTATACTGCCACGGCTGGGCAAACCAGTTTCAGTGGTGCAGGATCAGAAGGTGCAACATTAAGTTACAAAGACTCCAACTTTGTTGACGTATATCAAAATGGTGTAAAGTTAGGTGATGCCGACTACACATCCACAAGTGGCACAGCTATTGTTTTAGCACAAGGAGCTTCAGTTGATGATCTCGTAGAAATAATAGTTTTTGATGCTTTTAGTGCAGCAGACACTGTAAGTAAAGCAGATGGTGGTACTTTTGATGGTGCAGTCACTTTCTCTGGTGGCGTATCAGGTGATACAACATTTACTGGTGACTTAACCATACCACAAAAAATTATTCACTCAGGTGATACCGACACTCATATAGCACTAGCAGATAATCAAATAGACTTGACTGCTGGTAATGTTAATATTTTTCAAGGTGTTTCAAATGAAGTTGTAATAAATCAAGGTAGTGCAGATGTAAACTTCCGTGTTGAGTCAAACGGAAATGCTAATATGCTTGTTGTTGATGGTGGCAATGACAATGTTGGTATTGGTGGAACTGGTAATCCTACATTATATGTAGTTAATAACAGTGCAGGTCCGGGATTAACCGCTGCAAATGCAACAGCAGTGTTTCATGGTTCTGTTGATACAGGAAAGGGTGGTTGTATAGGTTTTGACTTTGGAGCATCACATACAAACTATCCAGTGGGTATAGGTTATATTATTACAAGTCAAACAGCTTCTACCACAGGTGATTTAGGATTTTTCACTAGAAGTGGAACTGGAGATGATGCACCTTCAGAACGTATGCGAATAGCCAGTAATGGCGAAGTCGCAATCGGAAACACTGACACGTCTGACGCCACTCCAACTTTAGGTTTTCAAGTTGCCATTAATACCACTGGTACTTACGTAAATATAGGTCATTCTACTAATGCAGGAAATGGTTTTGGTTACGTTAGGTTTGTCTATGATGGAACTATCATAGGACAAGTTGCACAAAATGGCACTACAGGAGTAACTTATCTAACATCTTCAGATTACAGATTAAAAGAAAATGTTGTTACTGATTGGGATGCAACTAGTAGACTAAAACAATTAAAACCATCTCGTTTTAATTTTATTGGAGAACCAAAAGTAACTGTTGATGGCTTTTTAGCACATGAAGTTTCAGATATAGTTCCTGAAGCAATATCAGGTGAAAAAGATGGAACAGAAGATATCGGTACAATTAAAGATGAAGATGGTAATGTTATAGATACTGATGCACCCAAAGCCAAAGCAAAAGAAAAAGAAACATGGACAAAAACTGGAACAAAAAATGCATATCAGGGCATAGACCAAAGCAAACTTGTACCTCTTCTAACAAAAACATTACAAGAAGCACTTACAAGAATAGATACACTTGAAGCAGAAGTGAAAGCATTAAAAGGTGAATAAATGACCAAAGCAGCAGAATTAGCAAAGATGGGTGAAGTCCTAACCAATAGTCAGATTGGTGGGCGAAGGAATATTG